ATCACTCTCAGAATGTCTTGGCTCTTCTAACTCTAATATTTGCTGTTCTGTTAAACTATCATAATAAGCGTCAATTACGCTAGATGCATGTACATATTTTCTTACTAAAGTCCAGTCTCCATCTTCTACAAATTCTAAATCTGGATCTAAATCATAATCAACATCTAAAGGATTTAATACTTCATAAAAAGGTTCATTATTCCTAACTCCTCTATGTGTGTAACATTCTCCTGTAACTAAATAATGAAACCAAGCTTTTTGTATTTTATCATATACTTCTTGCTCTTGCATTATATAATTTAAAGATTGTTGACCAAGTACAGCTCTATTATCTACATAAGTACTATCAAACAGCGCTGCAATATGTTCTGGTAATGGGGGTTCTTGATTTGGATCTTGTCCCATATCTTGACCTTGTGCCTGTACAGCTTGCATAAAATGTTGTTGTAGATTTTTAAAGATTAATTCTGCTTTAGCATTCTCTTTAATTGAAATACTATCAGAATTTTGTACTGTAACAGTATAATTGAGAGGTCTTTTAGATTTTTCCCCTAGAAGAAGGTCAATTATGGGTTTGATAATGGGGTAATTACGCATTTCCGAAGGAAAGTTCTTACGAGATTTACCGTAAGGTTTTAATACGTAATTATAATCTCCCTCATCAATTACACCGTTATAGTAGTCGTATAATATTTTTAATTCATCTTTCTTATGTGAGTGACTTGTTCCTGAATTAGACAAATTTATAAATGCTTCTACACATTCTTCACCCCACTTTTTATTTTTTTTAGTAATCGAGAGCTTTTGTCTCGGTATTTTATCATATCCCATAATCTACAAATTTAATTAAATTTATCCTTTGTTTTAGTGTATAAGTAAATATTAATCTTATATTTATAAATATAACACTATAAATAATTACAAATATCGTATAAACTATATTTTAAAGTTAATTCTTGACCTTGTTCTATTTTCTTAATCGTCTTTAATTTTTTATAATGATAATCTCCATCTTCTTCTATTAATTCACAATTTGGAGTATCTGAATGATTTATAAAACCTCCTAATGGTGTCCTAATATAATCATGTTGAAATTCAGGATCATATATATGGCTAATACCTATAACGACCTCTCCCGGAATATCTTCTTTAGCGAGAATCCCAGCTCCATGAATTTGTGACGGACCTATTGCTAAGTATTCTGGTAGAGGGTTATAAGGTTCTTTGTTTTTACATTTATTCATATTAATAATAATTTTGGTCAAACCATTTATCTGCAGCCCTATCTTCTAACACATCTTTAACTTCTGCATTGTATAATTCTCTAGTATGATACATTCCAACCATAAATGCCATTACCCTATCAAAGTTACCATGATGATTAAATTTAATTAATTCAGTTAATAGCGCTGGATCATAAATTTTATGCAAATTTAGTAATTGTTTTCCAGATTCATCAGTATTTCTTACAGTATTTAACCAATCTCTTATATATATTTCACCTTGACGCTTCCTAGCTTCAGTCATATGCATACCATATTGACGTTTTACTGTCTTACTTCTAAGTTCTTTTTTATCTAACATCTCAAACTCTTCTTGTAATTTATGTAACTTTCTATACCTTTTTGCGTACGCTATAACTTCACCACGATCATTTTCAAATCCTATTTTACATCCATAATAATCTGCTAGTAGAAATAAATTTCTATTGTAATCATCTTGAGTATTAGGTCTACCTACATAAGAAGCTACAATAATATCATCTGGTTGAGATAAATTATTAGGACGTTTTAATACATAAGCTGCACCTAAAGATGTACTATCTGCAGATTGATTTTGTCCATATGGGTCATGACAAATTACATATAGATTATGAGGAACTTGCTGTTTTTCATTTTTATACGGAGCTTCATATATAACTACCGCCCCAGTTTTATCATCATCTTTTCTATGTGGATATTTAATAATTTGTTTTAAATCTCCATCTATTGTAAATTTAACTTCACCTTTACTATTATGATATAATTTTCCTACTGTTCCTACAGCTTGCAGTCCCCTAGCTTTAACTATATTATATTGTTCTTGAAGCGAAGCTATATCAAATAAATTAGAAGTAATTTGTAGTGTAGCTTCTTGAGGAGAAAAAGGGTGCTCAGCTATATATTGGTCTAATGATTTAGCATCTGCAGCACCTTTTTTCTTTTCCCTCATTTCTAATTCGTATTCTACAGCTTCTTTTTTTAATGAATTTCCTTCATCATCTATAAATCCATCTAAATTAGTTTGAATAGGAATAAAGTATCCACATGTTGTTCCCATAGCTCCTTCATCCCATGTATTTTCATAACTCATACAATCATAAGCGTCAGGATTATAAAATATTTCTTCCATAGCTTCAAAATCAGATCCCTCTGTACCACCTGTACCAAAAGCTACCATCATTCCTAATGTTTTACTACCTTGTCTCATTGTTGGCATTGTTACTTCCCAAGCTTTTAATAATCCTGGGAAAGACCCAGCCTCTTCAAAAAATACTAACTCTCCTGCTTTACCCCTTACTTTATCTGGATTATCTTTTAAACTTACTCCTAATATTTGAGACTTCATTCCCATTTCAATCTCTAATCCATTTACTTTCTTTTTATATCCAGACATTTTATGCATTTCTCTATCTTTCAATCTAGGTTGTGACCATGCTGTATGATCATCTATAAAGGATAAAAATTCCCAAGCTTTAGATAAAAGACCATCACCAATTAAATATTCTTTCTGAGCGGCAAAGACAAAGTTTTTAGAGTTTTTAACAAAAAAGTAATTTCTAGCAAGCATAGAACCAGCTTTATACGAATACCCCTTTCGCCTAGCTTTTAAGACAATCATATGTTTATTATCTCCCCTTGCTTTATCTATTTCATGGAAATATTTATAATCACCATCATAAAATCTAGGGAAAGTTCTTTCACGTTTAGCTTGAATAGAACCATCTGGTAATTCCTCATCTACTGCTCTATCTATAGGACAATAATTTAAATAAAAATAATGAAAGCCTGTTATATATAACTTATCAATTTTATATCCATACAAACATCTATTACGTTCTTTATCCCAAAAATCATAATATTCTCTTGTTCCTGGGAGAGCTGAAGTATAATGTCCAGCCTCTAAAAATTTAAGTGCAGAAGGTCTTAATCTATTGGTATCTTTAAGCATTTATTTTTAATCTTAGTTAACTCTGCACATTTTTCATAGTCTTCTAATTTAATAAAATATTCAACAACCATATCTATTATATCTGCAGATCTACCATCTTCTACAACAGGGTCAAAGGGTAAAAAGAATTTATCAAACTCATCTTCTTCTAGAGAATAATAAATATCATCCAATGTTTTACGTTTCGTAATTATATTATAAGCATTTTCCATTGCTTTCTCATACATTTCTAAGTCCTCTAAAAAATCCATTACATACTATATTTATTTACTTCAATTCCACCTCTATTTGTATTGGCGGCTTGTTCTTCTTTTTTTACTATCTCTTCTAATCTAGAAAGTCCATCTATAACTTTACCCATATTAGCTAAATTAGCTATTAAATCTTTTGCATGAAATATAGGCTTACCATGATCATCCATTAAATGTAAATCTATATCTCTAAAATATTTTTCTAATTTAACTATTGATTCTCGAGCCGCTTTTAATAATCTAACTGCTGAAGTTTCAATTAAGATTTCATATTTTTTACATCCAACTAAAACCTTTTCAGAAGGTTTCCACTTTTTATTTTCCCCAAATATACTATTTTTTACTTCAATAATACGTTGTTCTCTTTCATAAACTGAAAAAGGACTTTTATGGTCTTCCATAAAATATATAAATCCTAACTCCTGAGTATTCAATTCTTTAAACTCTAATATTGTTTTAGAATAAGAACTAGGAATAGCTTTATTATCTTTAATATAAATTAAATCATTATTTAGACTCATATATTTTATTTTTAGTTTCTTTCATATTTTGTTTAAAAATCG